GTTAGCCCATTCGTTCACTTCAATAGCCATTTTAAGCTCATCGATAGCCACTTGGCTTTCAAATTGGGCAATAACCCCAACAGCAACCTTGCCATCCTCTCGGATTTGCCCTGCCACAAGGCTTGCCATTTTTTTATTGACTGAGATGTCCATTCCAAACACAGTAAGCGGCCCCGGCTCAATAACAAGATCTTGAACCGTGCAATCTTCAAATGCTCGATAGGGCCATGGCGATTTAAGTGCTGAAACCCATTGGCATAAGGTTTCTGTGCGGCTTGCTTCCACACTAGATGTTGCAATGGCTTCGGCGATGGTTTCTTCATCGATTAAATAGCCTAAAGCTGGATTGGCTTGATACCACGCATCCTTATCGTTGATCTTGGCAAAATCATCCGCTGAATACTCCCAAAACCCTAGGCTGGCAGGCGGATAAGACAAAGCGCGGCTGCGTAGATCGTTCAACACGCTTGAGAACGCATCGCCCGCGTTCGATGTCATAAATATCTGACTATTAGGACGGGCGCGCGTGATTGGCTTAGCCGCAGTCCACGAGTCCTCATCAATTTCGCGTAATTCGTCTATGTAAAGCAGATCCGCGGTTTTACCACGGCTTCCATCTCTTGTAGCCGCAACTATCTCGTAACGAGCGCCCGAAAGCAGCTCTACCGATTCCTGACCATTAGCCACGCGGATCTGTTTTACCTGCGCCATAAGGTGCGGGTTGTCTTCAATCACGTCCACGACCTTGCGAAAGGTGTCAAGTGCCATGCCGCGATTAGAGGACATTGCAACTATATTCATTTCACCGAAAATAAACAACCCTGCAAGGATACGGATGCGTGCTAGGTGCGTTTTGCCGTTTTGACGTGCTACAAGCAGCAAATTGGTCTTACGCCGCCATTTGCCACCTTTGTCCACCTTTAGTAGATCAGTTAGCACGTATTCCTGCCATGGCAATAGCTCTAACTTGCAATCGACTAGAAATTTCTTAACTTCATCAATCCTAGATGCGCCTTTGAGCGGTGCGTTCTGTAATCGTGGCTTGGTTGAGCCCTTACGTGCCTTTGTCAATTAGCCCCCGACCGTTCTGGACTGATAAAGGGTGAGTCTGTATCAATCTTGATCGTAGTATGTCCGTTTTGCACCGATTTGGACTGATTTAGACCGATTGGGGATTTTTTGTCAGAAAAGGCAGGGGGGGTAGAACCTTGTGCTAAAAAAAGCGAGTCTTTCTTGCGTACATTGCATGTTCTACACGCAGCAACAAGATTATCCAACGTATCTTCCCCGCCCTTGCTCTTGGGATATACGTGATCAACTTCAGTAGCAACGTCACCACAGTACGCACAAGTATTAGCATCACGAGCAAGCACCTTTAACCTTATCTTCTTCCAATGGCTTGTAGCTCTATATGGCTTTAATGCCATCCCTTACGCTCCCAATGTGCATAAGCCTTACACGCATCACCTTGATAACGATGCTTAATGTAATCAAGATGTGCATCTATTTGGTTCAATGGACTAAGTGTCCCATACCATTTAGATCTCATCTGACCTAATCCATAATGGCTACCATTTCTAGCCTTATGGTTCCATCTACTCTCATGATGTATCAGATAGTTATAGCATTGGAACTGTTCCCATCCCATTTTATTGTATGCGTATAACTTGATATTCATAACGTGAAGTGGCTTTTGATTAGCATCTGCAACGCTTATATTTAATGCGGACACGCATATAAATAGAGCTCCCGCCAATGCTCGTCCGCGAAGTGCGCTGCCTCTCAGGCGCGCAAGCGGTCTGAGCATACCACGCTTGTCAAGTGTTGAACAAAACCGCAGGTCAGAGCCTTGTATTGTCGACATTTTATCGCACCTTGTAATCTGGAACGTTCTGTAATGCTGTTGCCGCACGATTTCCAAGGGCAAACAAGAAACTTTGAAAGCTAATGGTTTTACTATTCCCGTCTGGTCTTTCAAATTTCCAATTGCGTGGAAACGGCACAATCGCATCGCTGGCGTTCCATAACTTGTTAAACCAAATACTTTTGCTAACCACGCATAAAGCAATGCCATCATTGTGTTCGATGAATTTGTCCACCCAAGGGCTAGGTTTGCTAAAGGGCGGGTTCATCCATACCGTGCCAAACCAAGCATTGCTCAGCCCATCACGCTCTTTGTCATAGTAATTTATTGCCGGAATCCATGGTACGCCGCCAACGGGCGCACAAACATCGGTGCCAAACGTTATGTTGAGCGTGTCAAACAATATTTTTGGCGTGTAATGTTCGTCTGAATGTTCTAACTTATGATCTCTTTTGAAGCTCACAGCTTTCGCACCTTTCTCGGTTTCCATAAATCCACAAGCCACAGCCTGTGCATCGGTGAATTAGTTTCGGTTCAGTAGCCATTTGCCTTGAGTAAATAAACAAGATCTTCAACTCGGAGAACTGCCACCCAATCATCGATGGCAGCTTCCCCTTGACCATTTAGGCGCATGACGGCTACGCCTAGTCCCGTGGTCTTTCTGTCACGTAGTTGCTTCATTGTCGCAGCAGGATCAAACTTTGTCCGGCTTTTGACTTCAATATCAAGACCCTCGATTCCTTGAATATCGCTGCCAGCCGCGCCCGATCCCACTTGATGAGCGTGTTCCCATCCATGATCACGTAGATATTGTGCTAATATACGCTCGCTTTCACGACCCCGAACTTTACGTGAACGCTTCATTTAGTTACTCCTTATGTGACATGTGCGGCACTCGCTTGGTCGAACTGCCCCCGCAGTTATCGGCTCATTGCAATTGTCGCATGTGTCCATCTGTTTATCCATTACCAACATTTCATCACCCCGCTACCAAATCCTCGTCCTCAGGTCTGAAATGCCATTTGCCACTAGCATCAATGACCATCCATAACATCTTGCATTGTTCAGCTTTACGCTTCATAGGAAGACTGCAACCCCAACCACGATAAGCACCATTTTTACCAACGCCCTCACGCAAGACACGAGAACCATGCTTGCATTGCGGCACAGGTTCGGCAGAAAATGTCTGCTGAACAAGATCAACTGCATCCTTAAAAGCGGGTTCAATGTCAGCCGGTGGCTCAATTGTTGTATCCCAGACGATTTCAGCTTCTTTGTTGGTAGCACTTAGAAACTCCTTCTGTTCTTCGGTGCGTACGCGTATGGGTGCAGGACTTGTTTTAGAGTCATTAACCTTAGCCATTTCCAGACTGCTTGCTCGCTTTCCTTTAGCAGATAGTCCGAGATTTGCCAAGCATCGCCCAATTGCAGAAGTCTCACAATTTTCAAACCAGAAATCACGATCAACGCCACGATCCTTGCGAGCGCCACGCGCATAACCAATAGCGGAAGGGCTGCTATCGACATGGGTACGATAAGCAACCGCTTTAAAGACAACGATTCCTTTTTCTTCATCATTACTAATAAGCTCTGTAAGTATCGCCCCATCCTCAAATTGTGAGTAAAAAGCATGGATGCGCGTATCAACATCTTCATAGTTCTCCAAGTTGAACATCTAGTTTCTGTTTCCCTTCTTTGTAGTCAAGTTGCTCTTTGAAAGTCCAAGTCGTGCCATCGTGCCACGTCTGGACTTCCCTAGCGCAAGTAAAACAGTAATGCCTGTCAATGACTTTGCCGTGGACAAATGACGTGATTGTCCAAACCGCTTGCGTTTGACCACGAACATCATTGGTTCCCCATCGCATCTTGCAGTAATCGCACCATACGCCTCTTTTACTCGGCGTAATCTTTGCCATAATCAGCCCAATCGGTTCCAAGCGCCATTTCGCCCGCGAGCGCGGCGTAGGATACGAGATCAATAAAACTATCCCTGTTTGGAGTTTCAACGATTCTCGACACTTTAACCAACGCCATGCAGATACACACGTCCAACGGATCAATTTCCCGTCCGTAATAGCTAGACCATAGCTCAGCGATTCGCTTGATATTAACTGCGGGATGTCCGTACTCAAATCCTCGCTCGTCAATAATGTCGGCTGCATCAGTCAATAAATCTTTCGCTTTGAACGACTTTGCCTCTGACGTACCCTTTTGCCCATCCATCTTGATAGCCCTTCTCATAGATTTTGCTTGCTACGTACC